ATAGCACATCTTTATTAGCAGAAGGCTTAACCAATTCTGAAACATCTGTAGATGTTGATGATAAAGACGATTTTGCAGTAGGACAAAATATAAAAGTAGATAGCGAAGAAATGACTATTACCTCTATGGATAGTCTTAACAGTCAAGACTTTCTTGTTGTTGTTAGAGCTGTTAATGGAACATCTGCAGCAACTCACAATGATAATGCTGTTGTATATGAAGACACAAGCCCAACTTATACTCCATCAAGAAATCCGGATATGGATGTAACATTCGCTACAGATTATAATGGAATTACTACTACACAAGCTTATGGGGGAAAAGTTTATACAAATGAACGATATGGAAAACAATTAAGATGGGAATTAAACTATACAAACATGAGTTCTGCTGATAGAGACATATTAGAAGCTTTATGGAATGCTGTTAAGGGCAGAAAGACTCCATTTTATTTTTCTCCTGATACCGGATCTACTTTTTATAATGTTAGATTTAATGACGATGAACTTGAATTTGATCAAAGTGCTTATAATATATATTCAACAAGCATTGTTTTAATACAAGAAGTGTAATATAACGCTTGAAAATAGCCCTAGAATCGATTTAAATTCAATAATCAAGGCAAAGTGCACATTTCACGATAAGCGAATAAAATATATGAAAAACAAGTATCACTCCTTTGCCTTTTTAAAATGGTAATTTATCAGGTGGATTGTCTTCTTTTTCAAATTTTTTATATTTTTCATGAAGCTCTAAAATAACAGAAGCTAAATATACTGTTAAGTCTAACACTTCGTCTAAAGCTTCTTTTAAATTGTCTCTTGATCCATCAATAGGAACAAACTCTCCATATTGTTTTGCTCCATTATTTAATCTCTCCTGGATCATAAATAATATTTTAGTGTTGTTATCCATAATTTCTCCTAAAATAACTTTCCCTGAACTGCTACTGCTTTTAATCTCGCTTCTGCTATCTGGCAATATTCATGTTCTTTTTCTATTCCCACAAATTGAAACCCTTGCTGCTCACAAGCAATGAGTGTTGATCCGCTCCCTGCAAAGCAATCTAATACTATGCCTTCTTTAGGTGTTACCAATCTTACTAAATATTCCATTAGCTTTATAGGTTTTACTGTTGGGTGGTAGTTTTTATTTGGTGCTTTTACACTTCCATATTTACCTGCAGCACTTGAAGAAATATAATTTCCATCTTTGTCTTTAGGGGCAGTTAATCCACCACCACCTGTCGTTTGTTTTGTAGATAATTCATTCAACCCCATATTTCGTTCTGCTTTACTTGCTTTGGCACAATAAAAATATCTTGCTGCTGAACCTGAATCTCCAAAACCAGGATCACCTTTCCTATATTCTCCTGCAACAATGTGTGTAGTATTTGATTGTTGTTTTTTGCCTATTCTACCACCTGAACTTTTGCCAGTTTCAGGAAATATCTCTAATACTTCTTCACTTCCATCGTGTATTATGTTTGCAGGGAATCTTCCTTCTTCAGATGGAATATATGTTGTATCTCTTTCTCTTTTGCTATTATCAGATTTATATGCGTTCCCTTTTATATTGTTATTCGTTGTTGATTTTATCTTGTCTTTACTAGGCACTCTACACTCATCTATGTTTATTCCACCTGTGCCATGTGTTAATACATTTTCTGCTACTGATGTGTTAAATGGTTTTCTTGCCATTACAATAGGTTCGTGTGCAGGTTTTAGTGCAGTTCCCCAACCTTTATATTTTTCTACCTTATGTCCAATATTATGTGATTTAGGAAAGCCACTACCATATAACCACCCTAACATATCTCTTATCTCAAATCCAGCATCTTCTATATTGACTGCCATCCTATGATATGTTCTTGAACCTGCAAAAGATAGTAAATGCCCACCTGGTTTTAGGACACGATAGACTTCTTTCCACAGATCAACAGAAGGAACATCATAATCCCATTTCTTTCCCATAAAGGAAAGTCCATAAGGCGGATCAGTTATTACGCTATGGAAGTAGTTGTCATCAAAGTCTTTTAATATTTCTAAGCTATCGCCACATAGTATTTTATTTTTCAAAATAGCTCCCCTTGTGCAGTTCGTTTTTTAATTAATTTTTCATATTCAGGATTCAATTCTATTCCTATCCATTTTCTACACATTTGCTGTGCTACCATTGCAGTTGTTCCAGATCCCATAAAACAATCTAATACTATATCTCCCTCATCACTTCCAGCTTTAATACATATTTCTGGTATTTTTGGTGGGAATACTGCAAAGTGTGCTTCTTTGTAAGACGCTGGGGGAATTGTCCATACACTTCTTTTATTTTTTCCTTCATTAGAATAAAAACTTTTCATGTCTTTAGATTTTTGGGGGCTATTTCTTCCTTCAATCTCAACTCCACCCCAACCATAATTTGATCGTTCTATGCTTGTATATGGCTCTAATATCTGATTAAAAAAGTATTTTGGTTGTTTGGATAGTAAAAATATATACTCATGGGTTTTGGTAAAACGATCCTTAACACTTTCAGGCATACAAGTTGTTTTGTGCCATATAATATCTTGTCGTAATATCCAACCCCATTCTTGTAATGCTATTGCTACTCTCCAGGGGATTCCTAATAAAGCTTTCGGTTTGATGTTTTTGTTTGCAGGCGGTCTTGTTACTCCATAGTCTATGTCTTTTCGTAAAGATTGGTTTGTTGTTGATGTTCTGCCACCACTTGAATAACTATCGCCAAGATTTAGCCATAATGTTCCATCGTCTTTTAATACTCTATGCACTTCTGCAAATACATCTACCATGTTTCCTACAAATTCTTCAGGAGTATCTTCGAGCCCTAATTGTTTTTCTTGATCGTTGTAATTTCGTAATCCATAATAAGGCGGAGATGTAATACACATCTGTATAGATTTATCAGGTATCTTTAACAACTCATCTTTAGCATTCCCAAAGAGAGTATAGTTTGTTTTCATTAAAAAGGAAGATCATCAGATGAATATGTTTCATCTTGTTTCTTTTCTCTATATTCTTTTTTAGCAAGCTTTAACATAGGCTCTCCTTTTTTAGTCCTTGCTTTCCAAAGAAGAACCTGAACTTCCTCTCCATTTATTTTGAAATTTCCTGAGTAGTCATATTTTTTTGAGTGTTCAGGGTTTCCTTCTTTTTTAAATTTATTTTTAAATAGAAACCCTTGTCCTTCTTTTAGTTCAAATTTATCAGCCATTGTTTTTCTCCTTATTGTTTAGTTCAATTAACTTTCTTCCGATAAGATATGGGATTTGTGGTATAACTGCATTTCCAAGTCCTTTGACTCTATCGTTATATCTGTCCACTTTTTGGGAAAGCCCATAAGCCACTCTATCCAATCGGGGTTCACTTTTAAGCTCGTCAAAGGTTCTGAGCTTAAATCTTCCATTTCTTTTATCTTCTTCTTCAAAATTTTGCTTTGTTCTTCTTTCGGAAGTTGATTGTGAAGATATATTACTGCGTCTTTTAGTTTTACTCCCCACCTTATTCCTTTTTTGTTCTTCCTGCTGAAGCTTCCCTTCTCGCTCAACTCTACATTTTTTACCGGAGCTCCTTCTATGTCCGATACTTTCGGAGTTGGAAAGTTTAATGCTGCTGTTCTGTAAACTGCTCTCGGAAGGTTGTTTTTTTCCCACTTCGTTCCCACCCTGCACTTTAGGGCTGAGATCCGATCTCGAAAATCTCTTGCGTTCGGAGTTGGAAACTTCTCTTGGGTAGGCGATGATCCAGATTCTTTTTCGTAGATGTCGTGCTCCAACATCTCTTGCTGATATAATTTGCCATTCCGCATCATACCCGATTTCGGCAAGATCGTGAAGAACTCTTGCTCCTCCTTTAAAAGTGAGATTTGCGACATTTTCAATAAGAACCCATCTTGGGCGAAGCTCGCTAATAATTCTCCACATTTCAAACCATAAACCACTCCTCGCACCTTTTAACCCTGCTCCCTTCCCTGCTGTGCTGATGTCTTGGCAAGGAAAACCTCCGCTAATAACATCAACTCCTTCAAGATTATGTGCTCCAATATCTTTAATGTCTCTATAATGCGTTGCAAGCGGAAATCTTTTTTGCAATAGCTTGTTTGCCCAATCGTCAATTTCGCAAGTCCACAATGTTTGTATTCCTGCCATTTCAAACCCGAGATCAATGCCGCCGATTCCACTAAATAAACTTCCATGTTTCATTTCTTTCTTTTTTTTATAGGACAAGATTTCATATAAGCAACATTGTTTTCGTATAAGCTTCCATATTTTAATCCACAGTGTGTTTTTTTCTCTCTTTTTCCTGCAAAAGGACAATTTTTATTCATTAACGAACAAAAATTAAACACTTACTACTTTTAATATAACCTTGTCTTGCTTTCCTTTTATGTTAGATTTAGCATTATATGCTTCTAATTCTTTAGTAATATCATACCCAATATCGTCATAGTTTTGTAAGTCTATTTTAATTCCATCTCTATTTCCATTAGCATAAAACAAATAAATATTTTGACTCGCTCTACCTTCTAGGTTTAATCCTTTCTCAGAATAAGCATTTGCCCCAACAAGAGCAGAACTTCTACCATAGGTGTCTCCAATCCTTGCACTATGAACATGTCCAGATACTACATAATCTATGAACACTTTCTTACTACTATACCTTCCTTTAATTTGAGTTATAGAAGTTTCTTGTTTCCCTCTTATAGAGTGTCCATGAATTAATAATACATTTTGTCCTGCTAAGCTAACAACTAATTCATTTGCATCTTTATTTCTTATAAATTCAACATCAGATTTTCTAAATATTAAATCCAATATGTTGTATATGGTAAAGTCATAGTTGTCAGAAGCTATAACATTTGTAAACCCAATGTCTTTTTGTATTCTACTTTCGTTCCCACTTATACAGCCACAAATAACCATGAAATCTTCTCTTAAATCAACCAATGCCTGCCTTAATATTTCTACGCTAACAAAGGTTGCATTAGATCTGTTTGTCGCATTAGATAACAACTCATCCATCCTTCTGTCGCTATTCATTAAGTCTCCTGTAAAAGCAACAAAAACCTTTTTTACACCACAAGCCTTTAAATGGATTTTAGACTTCCTAATGAAAGTTCTTAATCTTTTAGACGCTATCTCAAAATTGTATTTATTATGATCTATGTCCACGAGTTCGTTGAAGTGTGTATCTGATATTTGTATTAATCCTACCGGAGATTCCTCTCTAACCTTTATTTTTTTAAAGTTCTTTAATTGATGGGTTTGGAAAATATTTACAAGATGTTCTGAATATGCTGCAACACAATTTTCTAATCTTGCAAACTCTCTAAATGATTTGTTTTTAATTCTATTTATATCTTGAAATCTTTGTGCCCTTTTTTCTAGCCTTACATTTTCTGCTATTACCTCTTTATCAAGCAGCATAGGATCTACTGTTCTATATCCACAATCATAACAACTATATCTTTGCGTTCTTCCTTTTGATGTGTTGTGAAATCCCTTCTTTGTTATTCTTGATCCATTACAAGAAGGACAAACTAATACCTGGTTTTCATATTCTCTCATTTAGATAGTTTCTCCTGTAGTTCTTTATTGAGTTGTTCTGACATATCTAAAGCTTCTTTTAATTCTTGCTTTTCTGCAAGCATATCTAAGATGTCTGTAAACTCCAACATACCATAGAACTTACTATTCATTTTAAAAACATTCATAGGTATTTTTCCTATTGGACAGTCTGAATAGATTTGATCCCACCATTTAGGGATAGATAATTTTTTCTGATCCTTGACTTCGAAATGAAAATCAAATGCAGCACTATCGGGGTTTATGTCTATAATATCGCCCTTAATACTAAGCCCTCCTGACGATGGAGTTCTCCTAACATTTGTTCCTAAATATTTATTTATCGTCTTTGCTACTTCTCGTTCTGCTCTTTTTCCCTTTTGCTGCGAATTTATCACTTTTCCTCCTATGATCAATCGTTTCTGTTGTTAATGAAAACCCTTTATAATCGTTTAGATACTTAACGCTTAGAACAATACCGCTATCCAATAGTTCTGAAACAACCTTGTAAACTTTACTTTTTTCCATAGTATTCTTCTGTTGTTTTCTTCTTTTTGTTTTGGCTCATCTTAACCCAATCTGTTTGATTCACTCCTTTTGGGGGAAGCAACCCTTCCCTTCTTTTTTTCTCTACATTGTCTCTTGCTTGATCCCACCATTTTTTCGAACTCCAAAAAACGCTATCTTCTTCGCAAGCATAATATTCTAAGTCTGTAAGAGAAGGGGCATAGGGATACTTTATATCAATATAAACAGCAAAAGAAGTTTCACGCAAGCCAGAAACTACATTTGTTTTATCCGGCATAATATATTCGCTTGAATGCTCTCTTGTTTTGTTCCTAAAAACATTTAACTTCATGGCTGTTGGAAAATAAAAACTCCTTAATCCTCCACTTTTTTGCATTATTTCATATTGATACCATTTTTTCTTTTTTGGTGTCCAACTTATTGAATCTATATAATCATTCTTACTACTCATTATTTATCTCCTCTATTAAGTTTTCAGGCATAAACTCTCCCCAATCTTTACATCCTGTGCATAGTGCTATAAAAACATTGTCGCCTTCTGATTTTACAGGCTCAGATGCAACTTTTCCATTTGTGCAGATCACACACACAAGCTCTCCTTCTTCTTTTTCTTCTTCTTTATTCGTGATAGTAGAGTGTTCCCAAAGCCTACTAGCCCATTTCCTGAATGAAAAATTGCTCATACATACTCCTTTATCGGTTGGATCGCCTTGTCGCAACATGAGACATATAAATCTCTATATGTGCTTTTATCTTTTTGTTTTTTGCAAACATTGCAAGTAAAAACATACCAAATTATATCTTCTTTTGGATTGTCGGTATCGGCTTTCCTTAACCAATTATTAAAAAAAGCTTTATAGTTTTTATATAGTTTGCCACTTGACAATAACCAATCACACATTCTTGCATATTCTAAATCAACATCAACATTGGGAAACTTCTCTTTATAATTTTTAATGTCTTTCTTGATTAAATCTAATTGTTCTTTTTTTGATAAAGTTTTCTTTTCATTCTTATTCTTCTTTATCATTCTTATATTGTTTTCGCCATCGTTTCTTGTCTGTGTCGCAAGCGTGTCGTCTCCTATTCCATTATATTGGTAAGTCTCGTAGTTTAAGATACTTAGGTGTGTCCATTTCTTTTCAGGATATATAACAATCATCTTATCTTTTTCTAACAACTTTAAAAACCTTCTAACCTTAGAAGAACTCCAACCCAACTCTAACCCAAATTTAGAATAAGACAAGATAGTTTCTCCCCTATTAATATGGACAAGTTGATCTAAAAACATGGTTGTATATTCTTTGTGATTTGCTTTTATAAGCAACAAAATCCAAGCTTTAAAGTAATCTACTTTTTTAAAAATCCAATGATCTTGAATACTCCTATGAAGTTTTATCCAACCGCTCACGCTTCCCCTTGTTGTTGTGTAGAAACCATTATTAATTGGTTTGTTTCCTTTTGGATCTTATTAAGCCACTTCATTTCTATATCAGATTCTCTTTCTTCGTCTGTTGTCATTAGATATACCAATAGAGTGCAAATATTTGCAAATTGCATAGCTGCAAGACTGCATAATTGCTCATCTCTTGTCTCAGCTTGAAGCGTTTTCAGGAACAATATCTGAGAGAAACAAGCATTTTTAAAATACTGATATCTTTCGTCTGTTGTTTTTTCCCAAAAGTCCTTAGAGCTATCAAAATTAACATCTAATTGTTTTAATGGTTCAAAATTCATGTTTGCCTTTACTCTCACAATCTAAATGATTAGATTTTAATACCTTGAACTTCATTGTTCACTCCTTTCTTTGTAGCTTATCATTGGGTAAGCTACATATAAAATGTATGGGGGGGCTTCAAGTAGCCAACCTATATTTGTTTAACAGCCTTTAAAAAAGGGTAAAAAATACCTTTCATATTTATGCTATTAATAAAATGCCCACCCCTAAATTATAAGCCATGATCGTTGTCGTTTTCATATTTCTGAGAAATTTCCATTTCAACATCAGAATAGAAACCGCTTGATCCTCCATAAATTCCTAAAAGCTTTAATGCAACTCGCATCTTACCTCTTTTTTCTGCCATCGCCCAGGGGTATGATATATAACCACAATTTTCCTTACTTGCTTCTCCAAAACTCCAAGCGGTATCTTGTGATTTAGTTTTGCCATCTTCTTCTTTCGTGAAATAACCAAAAATTAACAATGAGACTTCTCCTTCTTTACTAGAAAAGTTTTTTGATGGTTCTCTAAACTTGATCTGGTGGTAATCGATCATTTTCTCTACACCTTCAAAAGTAATACATTCTTTATTACTTTGTTTGTGTAGCCAAAAATGTCCTTTACCTTCAACATTCGTTCTATCAGGATCTAATTCATACTTCTTACAAATTTCATCTTTTGTCATTTTTCCTCCCTTGAACATATTCACTTATAACTTTTCTACCTAATGCACTTGTGCTGCGGAATTGTGTTTTAGCAATTTTATCTAAATCAACCCATAGTGTTTTTGGTATTAATAGTCCTACTTTCTTTTCTTTGTCTTCTGACATACTGTCTCCTTTACTTTTTTACATAATGATCCCGCCTACAAACCTCAATGAACAAACTAATGAGATATAAAGGGTAAATAGGTTTATAAGCGGGCGAATTTTTTCTTCACGCTTTGCTTGATAACTTGTATAGTGCCTTTTAGTTGATTTAGTTTGTTCATATTGACATTTTGAGTTGTTCTTGGAAGTTGATCTAACCCATATAATATCATATCACATTCTTCTACATCCCTTAAAACTAGCACTAGCTTAGTCTCTTGTTCGTTTTTCATCATTTTTTTCAAGTTAATAATAAATGTATTAACTATGCAACTATTATAATATAAGGGGGGGGTATAGCTATTTTGGCTCAGTATATTTTCCATTCCAACCTTCGTAATTATAAACAGCATAAGTTCCTCCGCCATTCTTATTAGGGTATCTCGTAGTTATAAGGATGTGCCCTTCATTTCTTAGTTTAAAAATAATATCAGAAAGTCGTGTCGCCCAGAACAGCGTTATCGCTTCTCTTGATGTGATGCTCCCGAATTGCTGCAAGTGATCCAGAACTTGCCCTTTCTTAGTGAGTTTGCGTTTTACACCTTTTGCGTTCTGCGGTTGATCCTGGGGCTGGACTTGATTGCTGCTGGTTTGTTGTTTAGTAGTCATGATGTTTCTCCTTTTCTTCCTTTATCATGAATTTGTATTACTTTTTTTAAATATTCAATTTCATTTTTTAACATGGATATTTGCAACTTATGTTTTTCTACCATCACTTGAATTTCAAGATCCAACATAACTAATCCTGAACTTACCACCCTATTTTGTAGGGGATATTGTTCCTTGCTCTCTTTCTTACTCATCTTCTTCTCCCTTGCTTTCTTTATACATTGAAATAACTTGATCCAAGCTTAAACTACACCTGCTCGTATAGTCATAAAAACACCTGAAACTCTTGTTGTTGTTCACAAAGCGAACACCCATTTTCCCACCGAAAAAGTATTGCATTTGAGCAATATTTTTCACTTTTAAAAATCGTATCATTTTGTTTATATCTTCGTATGTATAATATTTACTCATGACATTCCTTCTCCTATAAAGTATAGCCAACCAATTATACCGACTATGATCCAAAAAATGTTATGTTCCATTGTTGTCTCCTTCAACATGTTCCCACAGCTTTTCGTTGGTAATGTAAGTTTTCCCGCCGAAGTTGATCTGAAACAGTGTTTCAAGGTTAATTGTTCTATAATTTTTAACCTTTAAATCATAGACAAGTATATATGGATTATCTTTTTTTAAAGTGAATGAAGGCTGCCCAGTTCCTTTTATGTGTTTTTTGACACCTAATCGACAATTCATTTCTCGTATTTCTCCATTCTTTTTTACAAAATGAGCGGTAAATATTTTTCCATTAGTATCTACCAAAACTCGTTGAATATCGCTTAGTTGGTTTACCGGTATCATGATGCACCTTCTTTCTTTTCTCCTTTAAAAATTATTCCATCACATTTCAATCCGATGTTTGCATAGTTAAAATGTTTTTGGCATTCATTGCACCAACAATTATCTTTTTGATCCAAAGGAGTATATTTTAGCCAAGCATCGTTTGGATCTACCCATCCCATGATAGAAATATCATTACTATCACAATAAGGACAACAAAGTTTTCTTGCTGATCCATGATTTGTTTCTTCGTGTTTTCTCTTAGGTTTCTTCTTTATTAAACTCATGTTTCTAACCCTTCCTTTTTTTGTTTTAAAATTTTATTTGGTTTATATTTCATTACCTGATGATAAATACATTGTGCATCTTCTTTATAGTTTGATGACAAAACTAATTGAACAAACCTTTCTCCTTCATCATCTAGTGATGGCATTATCGAAACCTTGCTTTCTACAAGCAAATCTCCTTGCCCCCAGGTTAAGTTGATAAATAGTAATTTATTTTCTTTTGCGAATTTTTTATGTGATTCAATTACATCTAGTTGAGATGGTTGTTTCTTTAAAATTTTTGTTTCTTTATAAAGAACAAATCCATGACTCATAAATTTTGACTCTACTAACTCATAATTGCTAGTATCTCTTTTCTTGTCTCTATTGCTAAGGTATAGATCGGCATTGCCTTCTATATGATCAACGCATTGATCATAATTGATTGGATTAGTTTGTTTCTTTTTCATTGTTCTATCTCCTTTACTATTATTTCTCTATCTTTTGTATAGTCTCCAAATTGAACAATATCTCCCCAATCTCCATCGTCTGCTCTTTTTTCTGCTTCCTCTTTGTTCTTTGCTTTAATTTCTTGAGAATATTTTACCCATACCAATTCCCAACTATAAACTTTATATCTTTTCATTGTTTGCTCCTTTAATTGCATTTTATGGAATATAACATGGGGGGGGTAATTAAATCAAGTGTTTTTTTAATTAGCAATTAATTTATAATTTATACAATATCAATAGATAATCGTTAAAAATATCCAAAACTTTACAGATGAGAAATAAGGATCTGAAAAAAATTTTTATTTTTGAAAAAAAAATTGATTTTTTGGGCACTTTTTTTTCACAGGAAAAGGATCAGTAAAAAATTTTTTAGGGGATCATCTGCGGCTGATCTTCCCGGATCAATACTGATCAGTATTTTTTTTTGGCACTTTTTCAAAAATTTGACATGCTTTTAAAATTTCAAAATCGCAAAAATGGCTTTTTGCGTTTTTTTAAAAAATTTTTTTTTCATAAAAAGAACTGTTTTTTTTGGCAAAAAAAAAGATCCATTTTTTTCCAAAAATCCCAGAACATTTCATGTTTTTAAAAATTTTGCAGCCGGTTTATCTGATCGACTTTTTGCGAATTTTGGAGATTTTGCCAAAAAACGAGCTTCTAAAATGGCTCTAAAATCGATTTAAAATTTGTTTTCGAATATATATTCACTTGTTTTTTGGCGTTTTTGGGTAAAAAAAAGCCGAAATTAATCGGCTTTCTTTTCGGAGATACTTGATTTATTGCTCAATTAATCAAAGATTTTAACGATTAAGCGAACAAAAACAAGTAAAAAAACAATCGTTGGAAACCATTGTTGCCGGCAAAACTCATTTATGCAATCTTGTTCCATTTTAATCCCTCCATATTGATTTAAGCATTTCCCAAACTAGAATGATTGAGAAAGCGAACATGCTAAGCTCTAAGTAAAGCATTTAAATCCCTCCTTTCATTTTATCTTGGAATTGTTCCAAAGTTTTCCCTTTCCATTCCTTTAATTCTTCTTCTTTTTCTTTTGCTTGTTGCAATTGTTCTTCCGAAAAATTGCAATCGTTAAGCTCGTTCAATTCAAGCATTTCCGCATATTCGAACTCGTGAGCCTCTTCTTTATCTTTATAGTAATAACTTTTATATGGTTGCCAAAACATATTGGAAAACCATGAACCGCTTTCCCATGTTCCGCTTTCTTCATTTGCTAGGCTATACTTTCCGCTTGAATTTAGGAAAGCCATTAAATTATTTTGCCCAATAGCCATTGAAATCAAAGACATTTGAGCTTTGTTCTCAATATCTAGTTTCATTTCTGACAAAATTGCCTTTTGAAAAAATCGAGTGTCTGAAATTTTCGCATGATTTGGAAAGCCGGAAATATGTCCATTGTGAGCAAAAACATTATTTTTATTGATTACAAAAGGATGAATATTCGCCATTGAAATATTTCCGCTCGTTCTTATTCGAAAATGAATAATAAAATTTTCTTGCGGAAATCTTGACATGCTTGAAAGGAGTTTTTTCATAAAGTCCTTTTTGTCAAGCGATTTAAATAAAGCAATTTTTCCATTGTGAGCGAAAGCGAACCCTCCGCCATGTTGATTTGCTTGCCAACATTTATTCAATGTATCTTTACTAATTACTATATTTTTAGGTTTTAGAATTACTACACACATTATTTTTTCTCCTTTTTAATGATTTTACCTTTATGCTTTTTGACAATTTTCCTTGCGTCTTTTTTAGCATTTTTAACTTTCTTTGCTTGCTTTTTGAACCTTTCGAAATTGCTCTCCATTTCTTCCATGTCTTCCGCGTTGCTTAAATCATATTGCTCCGCATTCGGTATTGTTAAAGTAGAAACTAGATTATATTCTGAGCTTTCGATTAACTCATTTAAGGCTCTATCATTGCTGACAATCGAATTGTAAAGATTGACATATTTTTTATGTTTTTTTAGCCAATCTAAAAACAATGTAAATTGCATGTCATGGATTGATTTCAATCCGGAATATTCATGCGTTGCGAACATTAACTCTATATGTCGCCCAATCTTAGAGAACTCGTTCTCCTTGCTTGTTCCGGTTGCACTAGCCGGCAATCTATATTCAATCGTTTGTGAGTGCGTGAAATTAAGGTAATTGAACTTGTTTCCGAAAGTATCGCGTGCCAAAATTGTCTTTGCCATTGCTTCCAATTTGGCGTGCGTTGTCATTGTTCTCGTTGCCTTTTTTAGTTGTGCTTCGAATCGGTTTGGGAGTTGTAATCTTGCGTAAGTTTGAAAAGTTCCGCCTTCCGGATTTCTTCCGCTTAATTCCAATAATATTTGGCTTGAACTTGTCATGAAAGCCAACCATTTAATTAAATGATTTTGTGAAAAGCAATCCCTTGAAATGTGAATGTGAAATCCCAATCCCTTTCCGAATATTTCAGATTTATTTGCGAAGTCGCTGAGCTTGTTTAATTCTTTCTCATACTTGCTATAATATTTAAATGAAAATGGGTGCGTTGGAATTTCTGAGCCTTTCGCGTAAAATTGGCTTATTGAACTATCGGTTAAAGTTTCGCCAAATAGGTTTAGCATTCCTATCCCTTGCTTTTTGATTTGTCTGAAAATTTGGGTTGTTTGTTTTTGGGTTGTCGTTCCTTCTTTGTTATATCCTAGTTCCCATTCAAAACCAATAAATCCCTTTTTTTGAGTTTGCCCAATTTCATTTAATGATACATTACTCATTATGTCATTTCCATTAATGTCAATGTCATGAAATCGAATGGCTTTTGTCATTGTCGTTTTACCTTCTTCTATCTTTGCATTATCTATACATTGACAAAAATTAACATAACTATATTGGCAAGTTTTACAATAGCGAATATTTCTTTGCTTAATATGGCTTGGGCAAGATATTCTTAAATCCCAAATATATTTGCAATCCTTTTTTAAAATTAAGTAGTGCATGTCTAAATCGGATTGATTTGGTAAGGAAACGATATCTTGTGAACTTTCTCCGCTTGTTTGTTGATATGGTTGAGTCCAATCAAGAATTAGTTTTTCGCATGTAAGAAATTTCTTCATTTCAACATAGTCGAAGCTCGCGAAGGTTGTTTGTCTATCGTTTAGCATGTAGCCGGAAAGAATTAACGAGTTTGAAAACATGTAATGTTTATCTTTCTTTTGATAATCTCCGAATAATAGGCAAAATGTTCCTTGCCCATGCTTTGCATTTCTATCGAATATCCCTTTTATTATTTCCGCTGAGTAATGTTTTGATTTGTTATTTGTTAAGTTCATTAGTATCTCCTTTTGTTAATCTCATTAAAAACAATTTAATACATATTGAATTAAATACATATATATATGTGTGTAAGAAAAACAGTTGTTTTACCTAAAAATTTGCGAGATCCATTTTTTCCAAAATCCCAGAACCTTTTGGAGTTCGAAAAATATGATTGTGAAACAATCCCAATTAAAATGTAGTAATACTAAAACAATAATAATTAATGTAATGTTTTACAATTTGGAAATGTTTTGATTTCTTCCGCAATCTTTGGAATTGTGAAAACTTAGGCAATTTTAAATCTTTTTATGCGTTCCGCTCCGCTCTCTTTCATTTCAAATTATTCAATTTATCAATTTTGATCTTGGTCTGCGTATTGATCCAGGGCAAATTTTGATCAGTCTTTTTTTTATGGGTTCGGCACGCCAAAACGCGGTTTTGCGTTCCGCGTCTTTTTAAAATTTTAGCGGGTAGGCGGATCACCAGATTTACCGGTAAGACATACCGCATTCCGCTCAAAAGGGAAATTAAAATTCGGAAAGATTGCACAAAACAATTCGCCTTAGTAAATTTTCCATTATGCGAGTGTTTAGAAAGCCACAAGGCAGGAAGACGAATGGAGCGAAAAAAACACGACAGGGGGCTTCCAAGAATACCAAACATGGTAATAAGCTTTCTAAAAAATACTATAAAAAGAAATATCGTGGACAAGGGAAATAGGTAAATGATAGAGCAATAATTATAACAGGGGGATTACGAATGTCTAAATTAAATATTGTAGGGAGCTTAATTGACAAAGTCGCGGATCGCGTAGATGACTTTACATTAGACAAGCAAGAAAAGGCTGAACTATTAGCGGAGATCAACAAAGCACAACTTGAAGTCAACAAAGTTGAAGCAGGGCAAACAGGACTGCTGGTGCGTTGGAGACCATTTCTAGGATGGATCTTAGCGTTAGCATTTGGATATCATTATCTTGTTCAACCTTTTTTACTATTCATTATGGCTTCAAGAGGAGTTGTAATTGATTTACCGGTATTTGATATGAATACCATGACGACTGTATTATTTGGTATGCTCGGCATGGCGGGAATGCGCAGCTTTGAAAAGGTAAAAGGAAGGGCATGATCTATGAATACCAAAAAAATTGCGATTGCCGCGATATAATAGAGATAGTAGCAAGTGTTGATGAACGAAACAAAAAACATAAGGTTTATTGTAAAACATGTAAAAAGAAGGTATCAACTAAAAGGAAACTTTCTGCTCCCATGATTAAGGTGGTAGAAAGATTTTCTGATTTTAAAGATAGCCATATTGAGGAAACATTAAGAAATGAATCTGAATAAAAAACAAACAGAATTTGCAGCAGTTTATATAAACAATCCTGAAATGAAAATCGGCGAAATGGCAGATGAGATAGGGGTGCATCGCAATACTATTTCAAATTGGATGAATGATAAAGAATTTATAGAAACGCTATACGAGTCTTACATGAAAAGCTTTGGGGCAAAACTGCCATCTGTATTAGAAGCAATGTATAAGGAAGCAAAAAATGGAAATGTTCAGGCAGGGAGATTGATCCTAGAGCATTCAGGAAAGCTAATCAAGAATGTAGAAGTTAAAGTAGAAAGTCCATTTGAAAGATTTTTAGAGGGAAGTAGAAAAATAGATGATTCAAAAATCATAGACGCAATAGATGAGATACCAAGCTTACCGGAAAGTAAACTAAGCAAGAAAGAAGTATTAAATAAACAAAAACTGAAATCCAAAAAATTACTTTCTCGGGCAAAAAAGGTTGGATTAAAGCCTTTAGGAAAAGGAAGACACACGAAAACAAGAAGAAAAGAGTGGATACAACAACTCGAAGCATTAGAAACTAGGCATCTCCAAGAAAATCCATAGGAATTTTATTTATTTGCATATAATCGATCATTTCTGCTGTTAATAATACAGACTTGTATCTATTTGTTGAAAAAGGAGATTGAGTTCTTTCTGATATTAGAAACCCTATTAATTGATTGTTTTGTTTTCCAATTTCTTCTATTGATTCTACTTTTTTTAGAATTTGTTCCAATATTTTAATATACTTATCCAAGCTTAATACTTCCCATAGGTTGGTTTATAATCTTTTTGCCTTGTTTTAATTTACGATTGATTTGTCGCATAAATCTATCAAAATTCTTTTTTTCTGAAAATTTCTGAGGAACTCCAAACCATAGACGAGCAGGAACTTTCTTTCCTTTTACTTTATAGAATTTTCCTTTAGGATTTTTCTTAGATCCTTGTTTTTTACCCTTTCTTGTTCTTCCAACAGCTACAAAGTTTGTTTGTGTGATTCTATCTTCAAGATGATACTGTCCATAATCTGCTCCCATTGCAATCCAGCCATAAAAAGACAAGTCTCCCTGCTTTTTTACCTTTTTCATCTTTAGTTTTCCCATTCTTCCTGTAGATACAAGCGGTTTTGCTTTTGATCCTCGAGTTCTGCGTCTTATTTTTCTAACTTCTTTTGTAACATCTGTAATTGGTTGAAATCGAGCATTGTTTACAGGGCTAATGCCTTGTTTTAATCCTTTCTTAATCATTTTATCAACTTCAACCATATCTCGGTTCATTCTTTCAACCATTAAAGACTTCAAATCCTTTTTTAGAGGATCAAAATCGAAGTCAATCGTGAGATTAAGCTTCATCTTCTTCTTCTGGCGTAACTATATCAGGTTTTTCTTCTTTTTCTTCCTGGATCGGTTGTTTTGATTCGATTAATTCATCGTTGATCTTTTTATTCTCATTAATTTGCTTAATTGCATCCTTTAAAGTCAAATCTCTATTGGATTTTATAAAAATATGAGCTTGAGTAGTCAAATTGTGCTGTAAATCAAAATTGTGTTGCATGATTGTATCTTGAGTAGTCATTGGATAATCTACATCATGGAAATCAATCTTAAATTTATCAGGATCTGGGAGATTAATTTCGTTAAAAGACGCTATTTGGTGCTCAATTTCGTATAATTTGTGCTCAAACTCTCTAAACATCTCTTTATCGTCTTGATAATCTTCCATTCTTTCAACATCTTTAATTTTTAGAGCAATTCCTGAAGGAACTTCTCCTCCTGTGTCAGAAAAAGTGATATATAAGTGGTTATTTAGTGCTACAAGCTCTAATTGTAGCTTAATATTCTCAATAACAGCATCAATATTGCCTTTTGGAGACACAATATCAAAATTTCCATTCTCTCCAAGCATTAAAATCTCATTTGATCCTGCTCTTGCCACATTTTGATCAGCAATAATGCCAGAAGCAACAGGTTGTCCAAACATTTGGTATCTTAATCCTAATTGCATTTCAGTCATAGTGATATTTATGTGTTCATTAGCAGAAATAACATCATTTGCTCCTTCAACAAAGAAACTATCTATCTGTTCTTCTCTATGAAAGAACGAAAAAGGAAAAACTCCGCTTTCATTTATAACTTCTTCTAGAATTACTCCATCTTGATCGTATTTTATGTGCCTATTCTTATCATAGTAAGAATAAGTCATTTTTGTTGTGTTGTAAGCGTCATCTACAGGCATAAAGTTAGGATAAGTGATCGCAGAAGGCGAAAATGTATCATCATCGTCAAAAAATGGCATAAAATAATAAACAGGAACATATTTAAATGTTTGTTTGTCGTTTTTTTCGTCAAAAAACACTCCAACAGCTATTGTTCCAAGCAATTTTGTCATTTTTTCAATATGTTTCATTTTAACATTCTTTTTTGCTGTTAATTTCTCGTAAACTCCTTTTACGCTTCTTTTTGCTCCTACTGTATAGAGTCTTGACATCTTATTGATGAATTTTTTAGTTATATTTGCTTGATAGTGAGGAATTTCCCTAAAAGCATCTGTGTTAAAAAATTTTGTAATATATTTTTCTGTTTGCGTGCCTGTGTAATAGTCTAAAAATTTGATTACCTCGTCTCTCTTTGATGATATTCTTTGTAATTTAAATTCTTTGAGCGAGTGTTTTATAATTTCTTCCGGTGTTCTCATCTTGCTATCCTTATTAATTTATTATTTTTCATTGGAAAACGATTTGTTATAAAATATCTAAACGCATCGCAACCATGCTCGTAGTAGCCATCTTTAATTGGATCATTTGATAGGCTTCTTCCTTCTACTTCTTCAGGGTATCTATAATTTTCAAAATCTTCTATAATACCTTCACACTTTTGAGAAACACTTACTTTTCTTTCCCCTGAAGCAGTTTCAAAAAATCCTCTTACATAACTAACTGAAGAAGCTATGCTCCTACTTGCTTTATCAGTCCTAAATCTAACATTAATTCCGGACTTTTTAAAGATTTCTATATCTCCCATACCGGTTTGTCCTTGAACATTATATCCTGCCGGATCTCCAAAGTATTGCAATATAGGATATTTCTTCTCTAAAATCATATTAATAAATTGTTCTGTTGGAACATTCTTTTTATGTATTATTTCATCTATAATATTAATATGCCATACCCCATTATGTCTATAAGTTTGTAGAAATAATGCAGCAGGCATTCTATACCCAAAGTCAATCGTGCAATAAGTTGGTAGATGTGGTTGATATTTAACCTTCTTAACATCTAATTTCCTATCAAAAGGATAAACCTTTCCAGCAAATGAAGCAAACATAGCTCCATACTCTTGATCAAATAACTCTTTAGACATATTTCGTTTTCTTTCTAGTAGAAATTCATCATCTTCTCCTTTAGGAAATGCGTGATGATTTTCCCAGCTTGGAGACGATGTAGAATACCACTTAGGATCTGTTTTTCCCAATACATATAGATCATAGATCCAATTATATCCATTAGGAGTAGTAATAAAGATAGCTTTCCCTTTTTTATCAGACAAGGTTGGAGATAAATACATATCCCATATTTTTCTTGGCATTCTACTTGCTTCGTCAATAATAACTAAGTCTAACCCTTCCCCAAGCAATGAAGAAGGATTATCTGCTGACATTCCTTCTACTGTGCTTCCCCAAGCAAACCTTATATACTGTTCCTTTTCAGATGCTGCAACTATATCTTTTGTATTTCCCTTAACCATGTTTTTAAAAACTTCACGAAACATTAATCGTGATTTTTTATAGGATAACCCAACTAACCAAATCTTTTTATTCGGTTGAGCCGCATAATATTCTGCTTCACGATATGCTGCTGTAGTTTTTCCATATCGCCTTCCACAAATATTCACGAAAAAAGAAGCGTTTTTATTTTCGGGATAGTGCATTCGTTCTTGCCCATGATGTGGTTCATACCCCATGTATTCAAACCATTTCTTTTTAAATTGATATTCTTTTGGAATTTTATCCATAAAAGTTGTAAAATTGCATAGTATAATTTACATTATATATATTAAATATCCACAAAAGGAGTTAAAATGTCAGAAGATGTAAAAGTTGAAGCCCAAGAGCAAGGCGTAAAAGAAGCTCAAGACACTAAAGTCGTAGAAAAAGATAACGCAGTTCCGATAAGCAGGTTTAATGAGGTTATTAAAGAGCGAAATGAACTTCGCAACGAAATAACTACTTTTAAAACTGACGCAGAACAGGCAAGAGCAAAGAAGCTGGAAGAAGAAGGCGAATTTAAAACTTTGCTTGCTGAGGAACGAAATAAGTCCACTAACTTAGGGGAAGAATTAAATTCCACTAAAGAAGAACTTAACAGCTATGTAGCAGGCGAGAAAAATCGTTTGTTAGATCAGTTGCCTGAAGATAAAAGAGATAAATACAAAGAAGTCGATTTATCAACACTTAGAAATGTGGTAGATGATTTTTCTGAAGTCGCAAAGAAGAACTTAAAAAGTTCAGAAGCGGGGCTACAAAGAAAGAATTTACCTGAAAATCCATTTAAGGAACTTTCAAATGATGATCAAAGAAAAAATTGGCAGGATGTAGTTAGCTCTTATACTAAAAGTTAAAAATTTTAATATTAGGGGAATATTATGGCAAATGTAACAGTAACAACCGCCGCAAATTTTATTCCGGAGATGTGGCGAGATGCCATTCTTGATTATGCTGAAAGACGCTTTCAGATTAGAAATCAAGTAACTGACTTCTCATCCATGTTAGCCGGTGGTGGCGACATATTACACATTCCTAAGGTAACAGAAGAAACTGCAGCTGCTAAATCAGCAGACACCGCAGTAACTTATTCTGCAAATACCGATGGGAAAGTGGATCTAACAGTAGATCAGCATCACTATGAAGCGAAACGAATCGAAGATATCGTTAAGGTTCAAGAGAGTTGCGATTTATTTAACGCGTATGCAAGATCAATGGGATACGCTTTGGCTAAGAAAATTGAAAATTACTTAGCTCTTACCATTCAAGGACACACCGGAAATGATGTAACCTTGAGTGCTGATAACACCTTCACGACTGCATTATTGAGAACTGGTTTACAAAAGTTTCTTGATGCAGGACATGACTACGCAGATGGGGGATCAAACTTGTATTGCTCTCCAGCGGGTTATATGTCTCTACTTTCACTTGGCGACTTTTCAGAAGCTAATGTAAGAGGAGATGCAGAAAATCCTAAAGTTAGCGGTAGAATAATGCAAGCTTATGGCTTGAACATTTATCCTTCTGTTGATTGGGATGATGATGGTGGCACAGGAGATGAGAGTGCTTCAATCTTTAAGAGAGAAGCAGTTTATTATGCTCAACAAATCGCTCCTAGAGTGCAGTCAAATTATGATCTGGATTATTTATCAACTTCAGTCGTAGCAGATACTTTGTTTGGAGCTTGTTTATCACATGCAGCTTCAAGCACAGCTTGTGCGATTGTTAATTTTAATAATCCTTAAATCATAGGAAATTAAGGGGGTTGAAATATACCCCCTTAACTAATAGGAGAGAATATGGCTAATTATACATCAGCACATAGCGGGTTAGATATAGACGCAGCTATTACAAAAATATCTGCTACTACATCTTCTTCCGCTGAGCTAAACATCTTAGATGGAGTTACTGCTACTACAGCAGAACTCAATAAAACAGATGGATTAACTGTAACTACATCAGAATTAAATCAGTTAGATGATAAAACAGTCGGAGGAACGAATAGTGATGACATCGTTGATGTCGCTTCAAGTCAATCATTAAGTAATAAAACCCTTGATGGGGGAACATTTATATAAGGATAAATTATGGCGAATACATTAAAAGTAAAAAGAAGTGCGACATATAGTGCTACAGGAAATCCAAGTAGTTTAGCTTATGGCGAAGCGGCATGGAATAATGGAAGTTCAAAGCTATTTATTGGTAAACAAACAGATGGCGGTGGAACAGTAGAAGCATTCCATATTAGTTCTTTAGCAGACTTAACAATAACCGGATCTACAGGACTTTCAGGAACATTGGGTAGTGGAAATACCGATAATACTTTAACATTGGCAGGAGTGAATGCAACTACATCAGCAAAAGGTGTAGCATCATTCCATTCTGATAATTTTGCAGTATCAAGTGGTGCAGTAACGATTAAAGATTTAGGTGTTGCTACAGCAGAACTAGCAAATGATGCAGTAACAGGAGCTAAGATAGCAGATGATGCTATTGATAGTGAACATATAGCAGCAGATTCGATTGATGCAGAACATTATGCTCCAGGATCGGTTGATTCAACTGCGTTAGCAGCTAATTCTGTTGATAGTTCAGAACTAGTAAATGGTTCTATTGATACAGCTCATATCGGGGATGATCAAGTTACTGCTGATAAAATTGCAGACAATATAGCTCTTGCAGGTAATTGTAGCACAGTAGGAAACTTTACAGTAGGTGGAAATTTTATTGTAAGTGGAGATACTACTACATTAAATACTTCTACCTTAAGTGTAGAGGATTTAAATATTACATGTGCTAGTGGAGCAGCAGATTCAGCAGCAGCCGATGGAGCTGGACTAACAGTAGCAGGTGCAAGTGCAACAATCATATATGATCATACAGGAACTCAATGGGAAATGAATAAACCATTAGAAGTAACTGGAACTTTAGCAGTATCAAGCACAGCAACAATCACAGGTGGTTTTACAAATACTACTTTTGATGGCGGAACATATTAATAAGGGATAACGCATGGCTAACACTATCAAAATTAAAGCAGGTAGTGGAACACCTACTACAAGCAATACTGTAGATAGAGAACTTGCATTCGATAGAGGTTCAGATACTCTCTATATTAACGATTCAGGAACTATTACAGCAATAGGCGGTTCTGCTTCAGGTGCTGTAACTTCAGTTGCAAACTTTTCAGATAATAGACTCGTAACTGCGAGTGGATCTACCACGCTTAATGGCGAATCCAACCTTACTTTTGATGGAAGCACATTAGCAGTAACAGGTGCATTAACTACAACATCATCAATTACTCCAGGTTCAATAACTCTTGGTGGACATTCATTTAATGACATTGATATTGGTTCTGAATTTGTTGATGCTGATGATCATTTAATGTCTTCGGGAGCTATTAAAGAAAAAATTGAGAGTTATGGCTATGCTACACAAACAGGAGATATTACAGGCGTAACTGCTGGAACAGGCTTAAGTGGTGGTGGTACAAGTGGTGCTGTTACTTTAAATGTAGATAGTAGTGTATTTCAAGATTTAGGAACTATTAATGTTACAACAACTTCTGATGGTTCTGATTCTAATCCTTTTGATGATGCTCATGTAGAAACAAGAGTTGCAACAAATGGAGTTTATGATTTAAGCTATACTGGTGCAAGTGCATTTATGTCAAGTGCTTATGTCGGTGGTAGTGCATCAGTATTCCAACAAGGTGCTCATTATAATGGAACAGATTTTTATATGCGTGTTAGAACTGATAGTTCAAGTTGGAAAGCTTGGAGAAGAATACCTTATATTGAAAATGGTTCTAACAATAGAGTAATGACTGCAAGTAGTGGTTCAGCCATTAATGGAGAAGCCAATCTTACTTTTGATGGAACACATTTAAGATTACCTGATAATTCATTAGCTCTATTTGGTGCTGGAGATAAGTTTCAAATTGGACATAAAGCTACCTATTCTTGGATAGGCACTTATGAGGGTCATTTATATATAGATAATCATGCTGATGACCAAGATATTATATTTAGAAGTGACGATGGTTCTGGTGGTGTTACTAACTATATGGTTATTGATGGTGGTGCTACTGCTATTGATTTACTACAAGACACAAGATTGAAAGCTGCTAAAAAATTATTCTTAGATGGTGGTGGTAATACTTACATCTATGAAGAAAGTGCTGACAATGTAATGTTCTACATTGGTGGTAGAAATATGTTACGACTACACGAGGGCAATGGAGAGGTTGTTGTTAATGATAGTCAAGTAGATACTAATTTTAGAGTTGAAAGTGATACTATTGATGATTTATTCTTCTGTGATGCTGGAACTTCAAGAGTCGGTATAGGAACAAATGGTCCTGGCAGACAACTTACTTTATATGGAGAAGCTGTAATTAGATTAGATGGAAACTCAGCCGATCCAGGATTAGATTTTAATACTTCAGGAACTTCAGATATGCAAATTAGGTATCGTGGTTCAACTGATAAATTACAAGTGTATTCTTATGGTAATTCTGCTAATGTAATGACTATACAAAAATCTAATGGATATGTCGGAATTGGAACTGAATCTCCACAAGGAGTATTATCAGTTCAATTACCTAATTTGACAAATAGAGATGATGACTCTCAACATGTTATTTTCCATAATAGTGCAGATACCGATAAGGGATTAAGATTTGGTTATGATGTAACTAATCATAAATCAGTAATTAATACTTTAAATCCTGGTGTTGCTTGGGGTGATCTTGTTTTACAAGATGGTGGTGGTAAAGTTGGTATTGGAGTAGGAACTAACTCTCCATTAGCAAGATTAGACTTAGGTCCTGATGGTGGAGAAAAATTTTATGTATATTGTAATGCTGCATCTATAAGAAATGGATTAGGTATAGATATGTCAGGAACAAGTAGAGAATTATCTTATTTCCATTCATCATCAAATGCTTCAGATGGGCAACATTCTTGGGGATATAGATTAGAGAGCAATGGTAGTTATGTAGAAAGAATGCAATTAACTGGTGCAGGACATTTAACTCTTAATGCTGGTGGACAATATATCGGAGATAGCACATC